AACTAAAACCGTCCATAAAAATCCAAAAACTTGAGCACCATTTTGAATTTGAGGCATTTTTCCTATACCAGATATTCCGCCTTCGGTTGATGGTAGTACAACTTGGGCCCAAGGTAAATCATTAACACTTGTCTGACCCCCGTTATGTATCCCTCTTATACGTACCTTTAATCTACCTAACTTAAGAGGATCTTTATTATCTACAATAATGCCAATAAACCATCTAAAATGGTCACCATAATAATCTTCCTGTAAAGTTTTTAATTCATTAACTGTTTTCATGCTGTTAAGGTACCATTTGTTGTAGGTTTATATCCTAATTTAGCACAAGAAATTACAGAGTTATAAACATTCTCTTGAAATACATGTCTGGTTGCATATATCATATATGTACCACTTTTTTTCTTATCTAAATTATTATTAGGATCAGATTGTGATGTATCTGATATATTAGCATTAAATGCTATATTAATTAAATTTCCAATAGATTTATTTACTCCGTTCTGTAAAAAGTTTCTACCGGGCACTGATATATCTATAGATGATTTATGTAAGAAGTGTCTAAGAGACTTTGTTTTTGCTTTAAACATATGCGATGAAACACCAGATGCTTCATAATAATTTAAAGAGCCGTCTTCAAAAGTTAGTGTTGGTGTTATTTGTGTTATCTCGCTTGTATCATAATCGTGCATTGGTCCGCCGGGAAATTGTGTTACTCCATCATATATCGGTCTCTGTTGTGCTGGCGGATAAGGAATACTGGAAAATATTTCTTGTGCATTAATTCTTGCAGTATAAGGTTTATTTTTAATTGTATCTAAAAATGTATAAGTTGAACCAGTTAACCCTTTTCTTGCCATCATTAACTGATCTTCAAGATTAGAATATTTAAAATCACGAATTGCATAATACTGTCTAGGATCTAGTGTTTCAAATCCAGAACCTATTGGTTGTGAAAAAGTATATGCATAGGTATTATTATTTAAAGGTGTTGCATTTAAAATTGTTTCTAAATCCATAAGTCTAAGATTATCATCACATATTGTTGAAAATAAAAAATATGGTAATCCTGATGTTGTAGATGCTCTATCTTTAATCCAATTAGCTGCACCAATAGGAGTCATGTTTGGCACTACTACTTTAATACTACCATCTACATTTTCATTTCCAGCCATTAGAACAGATCTTCCTAAATTTTCACTTATGATGCTACTAATTATTGAACTTGGTGTTCCACTATAAGCTTTTTGAACACGAATCATTCTCGAATAATAGCCAATATCTTCTATTAAAGCAATAGAATCAAGTTCTGTATTATCATTTGTTTTTACAGCTCTTAAAACTTCTGTTATTATAAATTTTTTTGTAATCGAAAATTCGTCTCCATCTAGCGAAGTTGAAATTTCAATTGTAACTAATTCTGTACCAGAAATTTCTGCTGTTTCTAATATTCTTGATGTATCAGCAAATACAATTTGTGCAGTTAAATACGGTTTATCTACATGTTCGTAAATATTAACTTCATTGATAACAGAGTTTATTATAAAACTTGCATTGAGTTCTTGTTTTTCTATTTCAATTTTTCTGATAATAAACTCTGCATTGAGTTCTTGATTTGATTTTTCATTCATTATCTATTCTCTCGAAGAGTCTTTTTATAAGAAGAAAATACAGATGATACAATTTCGGGTTTAAATATTTTTATCTTTTTGTTTATATCATTCTGTTCTTTATAATGATCAAGATTGGTTACTGCTGTTAAATTAGAACCCGGACCAATAGTAGGATCAATATCAACAATGCCTTCAGTATCTTTATAGTGTCTAACTGCATTATATTCAACGGTAGATGAGTGAACAGTAATAAATTTACCAGATTGTGGTCCGACAAGCTTTACCATTTCTCCATCAATGTAATTTAAAGAACCTGGAACGGTAAAGGTCCCTATATTTGAATTAGTCTTGATTACTCTTGTCACAATTTCTTCTTGGTTTGAATCATTTCTGGTAGTAGTAACCAAATCGCCTACTCGAAATTTATCATAAAAATAATCTCTTGTTGTAATAGTTGTATTAGTGTATTTCTTTTTTACATATGCTTCTAAACTTTTAAGAGATCTTGGCCAACCACTTTCTTTTAATTTATCATTAAGTAAAAAGAAAGTCCAGTAATAATCTGTAGTACCGTATAACATTTGAGAAACCTGATCTGGTCTTTCACCATCGTATAAATTATAAAAAGTATATGCAGTTGTATTGTCTTTAAGTTTGTCAATTATATCAATATACAAAGACAAATTTTGAATAATATTGTAATCTTTTTCATTGCCAAATTTATAATTTACTGTTGGAAATCCTGAAAAAAAAGTCATATCTTATCTTGCCCCTGCTTCTCTACCAGTGTAACCATCATAATAAGGATTGTCTGCTCCACCATATCTATCTGCCTTTGCTGACATTCCTGCCATTGCATCAGATTTATTTAAAGTAAATTCTTCAGCAAACGATACTGTAATATTTGTCTCATTAAATTTACCGTCTTTATAAAAACCACCAGTAGTATTATATGAAGCTGAAAAAGATCTGAGATACATATGTTTAAAACTTAAATTAGGATTTGTTTCAGATAAGTCTATATAAGTTCCTGTTCCTGTAGGATTTCCATTTACATCTAAATTAGGTTGAAAATACATCAATTTTATTTCAAATAAATTTGGAAACTTATAACCAGCGTCTATGGTAGAACCTCCAGTACCCTCTAACTTAATAACCTCGGGATAAAGATTTGTTCTAAAAAATGATACAATATTTTGAATAGCAACTTGTTCTGATTGACTTGTTGGAACCATTTTAAAGTCAAAAGAAAACTCACGTATATTAACTGCTCTAAAAATCATTCTAGTATTAGGATTAGGTGTTACTCTTAAAGACCCTCTTACAGCATCTGTTCCAGGACCAGGCAATCCAGCTGCAAGTCTGCTGGCTGCAAGAGATGCTCCAGGACCACTTAAATTTCCTTTTATTGTATCAACAATACTACCAACACCTTCTTGAAGGGCACCGCCGAGTGAATTTAGTATTCCCGAACCAGCATCCATCCCTCTTGAAATACCTTCACCAAGAATACCAAGATTAGCGGCTTCAATACTAACACCATCTTGAATAGTAACTGGTGTCGGCATGTATAAAGCAACAGATTCATTACCTCTTGAGGAAGTAGCACCAGATATTGCAGAATTAGTAAAATCTGAAAATGTATTACTTAAAGCATTTTCGAGTTCACCAAATAGGCCGTCACTTGATGCTTGAGTTTCATTATTACTTGTACTAACTCTAGCCGAATAAGTGGGCCCGTGCTTAATAATCGGAGTAAACTTTATATAAGCTTTATATTTGTCTGCATTATCTATAGGAAATATATGTGTTATTCCCGCACCACCCATATTTGTATAATCTACCATTCAAAGTCCTTAATAAATAGAATTATCCTATTCTTATTTATATAATTTAACTGAAAGTACTATGAAAACATACCAAGGAAAATATAAAGTAAAACATAGATCAAAATATCGTGGCGATGCAGATAATGTAATTTATAGATCAATGTGGGAAAGATATTGTTTTAAATGGTGTGACGACAATCCTTCCGTAAAAACTTGGGCATCTGAAGAAGTCGTTATACCTTATTTTTATGAAGTCGATAAAAAATATCATAGATATTTTGTCGATTTAAAAATAACATTTAATAATGGTAAAACTATTATTGTAGAAATAAAACCAGATAGTCAAACTACTCCACCCAAATTTTCAGGAAGAAAAACAAAAAAGTATATTGCTGAAGGCATGACATATGTTAAAAATATGAATAAGTGGAAAGCTGCTAAAAACTTTGCTGATGATCGAAATTGGGAATTTCAAATATGGACAGAAAAAACTTTACAAAGTATGGGTATAATGCCAAAACAGTCAACAATGAAGAGTCTTCCAAAGATGAAAAAAATTAAAAAATCATTATAAATACTACAATGGCAAGTATATTTCAGAATCTTTAGATCGAAGCGTTTAGAGCCGGTATTAACCCTCGGACAAAAGAATCAAGGGATTGGTTTAGAAAAAGAATTGGTGCACTACGTGGAGGAGCTTTACGTAGAATTAATAGGAATCAACTATTAAAAGATGATGAACTAACCTTAGAAAATAGAGCTATTATAGGCAATATGTATATGTTTTTCTACGATCCAAAACATAAAGATACATTACCATATTATGATAGTTTTCCTTTAGTAATACCAATTGGTCCAGCTGAAAAGGGATTTTTAGGATTAAATTTACATTATTTGCCTCCAGTATTAAGAGCAAAATTACTTGACGGACTTATGGATACAACAAACAATAATAGATTTGATGAATCAACTAAATTTAATATAAAATATAGACAATTAAAGAGTGCTTCTAATTTAAGATATTTTAAACCATGTGTTAAACACTATTTAAATTCTAATGTAAGAAGTAGATTTGCAAAGGTTGAATCACCCGAATGGGAAATAGCAACATTTCTTCCAACTGCATCTTGGAATAAAGCAAGTGGTTCTGCAGTATATAGAGCATCAAGGGAAATGATATAATGGATATAAAATCTTTTAAAGCGTCCTTTGAAAAAAAAGGCTTGGCAAGAAATAATCTTTTTAAAGTTGCTTTTCCTACATTTACAGCACTTCCAGATATTACGGCTGAACAGTTAAATTTTATGTGTAAAAATGTTAATTTACCTGGTAGAAGTATGAGTGTAAATGAAAGAGTAATAGGTATACCTAAGGCAGAAAAAGTAGTAAATGGTTTCTTAATTGATGACATTCAGATGACCTTTATGATGACTAATTCATATGAAGCTAAAAGATATTTTGATTACTGGACTGGTTTAACTATGGATTTTAATACATACGAATTGAAATATAAATATGGAACAACTCCTGGGACTGGTTTTACTTCTGGTTATACGCGTGGTGTTAATATATCACAATTTAATCAAAGAAATCAAATCATATATGAATGCGTACTTATTGATGCATTTCCTACTTTAGTTAATGCTATAGAATTTACAAACGAACAAGGAGGGTTAACAGAATTAACTGTTCAACTTTCTTATAATAACTGGAAAGGAAAATACTTCGCTAACGAAGAAGCCCCTGTATAATAAATGAAATGAGGATGAAAAAATGGCGCTGCCAAAGTTAAATGATAAACCAAAATATGAATTAACAATACCTTCTTTACAAGAAAAAGTAAGATATAGACCTTATTTGGTAAAAGAAGAAAAAGTATTAATGATGGCTCTTGAATCACAAGATAAGGCCTCTGCATTACATGCTGTAGTTGATACAATTACTTCTTGTATAGATGCAGAGATTGATAAAAGCAAACTTACATTATTTGATAT